GCCTCCGCATTGGCCAGTTTATAGTACCTAAAATACTGATTACCGATAGCACCATAAGCAGAGTTGAGTGAGATCTTTTTAGCCATCTGGATATTGTTGCAGCGGGCGATCTCTTTCTCCAATGTTTTAGTCGGAGTCTTTTCATATTCTTGCTTTGCCTGAAGCATCCTCTTCTTAAAGATAACACGGTCACCATACATCTTTTCCATCAGTTCAGGCAAAAACCCCCTAATGTCTTTACGATACATAGCACCGTTTGCACACACAGCATTATCTTTGTGCAACTCAAAGTTTATCTCCTCATTAAGGATTCGGTCAACTGTAGCCGTTGGGTGTCTTTCGTCGAGTAATGTTTCTGGCGAGATGTTGTACTGCATAATAAGATGAGGGTACAAGCTATTAAGGTCAAAAGACACCACCCAATCATACTTTCCCGGAATCGGTTCCTTGACATAAGCACCTGCGTACTTTTCGTTTTTATCAGACTGTCTCTTCGGAGGAATAACAATGTCTCTCCTCTTTAGATAGTTATAGATGATGTTATCCCACATGCGAACCTGATAGAACACATCAGCATAGTTGACCTTAGCATCATACGCCATTGTCAAGGCAAGTTCAATCAACTTCATCTTGTCTTCCAACCGGTCAACAAGTTCTACGTCTACAATGTTGTATTCAATAAACTTCTGCCACCCATGAGTATAGAAGTCTTTGAAGGTGTCAAACTCACTGTGGTCAAGTTTCTTCTGCCCCAGTTCTACCTCAGCAATGTAGTCCAAGCGATAAGACTCTTGTGCCTTGTAAGTGAACTTCTTATACAAGTCAAGATAGTCAAGTTGAGTAACACCACCAACATCAAAGACAGCGTGTTTGCGTCCAGTCAAATAGATCTCACCTTCAGTCACAAGACCCCATGGTGAGAACCTCTTCATCAACTTCTCTCCAAGCACCCTGTTGAGACGCTTGCAGATATATGGGATATCGAACAGTTGAATATTCCAACCAGTCACCACGTCAGGAACATCCTGCATCCAGTATTGAATAAAGGATGACAATAGATGTTGCTCTGTCGGACAATGATGATAGGTTACATTCTTCTGTTTGTTGACAAAAGGTTTTACGCCCCAAGTTGTAATCTGCTTGGTAGTGTAATCTTGAATGGTGATGGCAAGAATTTCTTCTGAAGCAGACTCTACATCAGGGAATCCTTTCTCCGCTGTAGTCTCAATATCAAGAGTTATCAGTTTGATTTGACTAATGTCAAACTTAATTTCATCTTGAGGATATTTTTCTGAGATATATTGATAGATGTATCTATCATTGCCATAGATATCAAACCCATCAATGTCTTCATACTTCTTGTAGAAGTTACGGCAGTCCCGAACATTGCCAGGTTGGATGGGTTCTACTGGTTCACCAGTTAGCGTTTTATATTTTGTGTCTCTCTTACTCTTTACAAAAAGGGTGGGACGAAAGTCGTCTCTCGTCTCATATCTCCTCCCATTTTCAACTCCACGAACCAGAAACTGATTACCAATTAGTTGAACGTTGGTGTAAAATTTCATTCTTTAGCCAGTTTCAAGTATTTTTCAAGAAGGGTCGGAGTCGGGTCCGCCAACGTAAGTATTTTATCAGAACTGATCATGAAAGTGTCTTGCATTGTGACACCTAGTAAAAAGGGCTCAAGACCAAGATCCTCACCAACAATTTGAGCGTTGATAAGTCTGCAGTCAGGTTCCCCTACATCAGCACCAACTTCTTCGATCTCACTGATCAGTGTCTGCTTGTTCATCAGGTACACTATCTTCACTATCTTTTCCAATTACATCCTCCAGATACATTTCTTTGAGTTTTTGTTTGGGTTCTACAATAGTCACAACCCATTCCACTGGCAGAGGAATAACGCTGTCTTCTGCGAGAGGGCACCAGGGAAACAGTGACACATTGAATGCGGACTTCTCATCCTCACCCTTCTCAGCGTTGAGGATCTTCACCACACAAGGACGGTCCAAGAAATATCCCAGAACTTTGCGGTCTTGTTCCTCACCCACTGCCATCTCACTTACATCAGCGATGACATCTTCGCCAGACTTCAGTAGCAAAAGTTTTACGGTCATTGTCAGTTCTTACCTTCCTGTAGTTTAGCAATAAAAAAGGGGGGCGTCAACTGGATTTTGCCAGTTGCCCCCCTGCGGCGACGATATTACAAGGTAGCCACTTTTATTTAGAGATAGTCCTTGCGAGCATGGTGTTCAGGAACAATCTTCTTCACAAGCACACTGAGTAGTCCATTTTCAAAAGTCACATCAGTAACTTCCGTTCCCTCAGCAAGTGTCCATGATCTCTCAAAGTTCCTATAAGCAAGTCCTTTATGAAGGTATTGTCCCTCCTCGGTTGTTGCTTCTTTCTCCCCTTTGACTGTGAGTTTACCATACTCTGTATAAACTTTGATTTCATCTTTTGTAAAACCAGCCAGAGCAATCTCAAGTTTAGTCTCTGTATTGTTCAATTGTAAAACATTATATGGGGGATAGTTGCTTTGTGTTTGGGTATGGAAGACGTTGTTAAGATAGTCATCAATCCCGATAGAGTTACGGGTGATCTTATCCATCAACTGATCCAAATCGGCAGCATTAAACTTCATTAAGTTAGTCATTTGACTTCTCCTTATTTAAGCGAGAGTGTGTTGTGAGGACCCTTACGGCATCCTTTACTAATTATACAACAAACACAAAAAAAGCGGGTGTTGATACCCGCTCATTTTTATTCGGTTTACATCAAATCAGAATATCTGCAGGAAAAGATGATATGTTCTTTCTTTCTTCTTTTGATAGAATTTTAGAAGGATCAAGAATACCATTCTGATGCAAATAATCTTTGGTGATAGTCATTGTAGGTGCATTTTCTTCCGCCCAGAAGTTATACTCATTTACTATATTATGTACGATCTTAAAATGAGTGTTGCCACCAACAGAATTGTGATGATACTTTCTCATAGATGTTTTGCCCATTTCAGAATTCATCCAGGATAAAAACTGCTTTTTCTTACCATTTAATCCATTTGAAGTTCCACCTTCAACTTTTCCTGCTTTATCAAGAAATACAAAAAGTGTAGTGATACCATAAATCATATCATCACGAATATTAAGGAGAGGATTATCATCAGATCCCCAAGTATCGCGCATAAAATCTACTGCTCTCGGAATGTAACTAGAAAAATCATCACCATATTGTTCAATTGTTCTGATAATGCGGGCACCAGAACCACTGATAACGTCACCATCAACAGCACCAATTCCATCAACATTGAGGTTGCAAACTTTTAAAATGTTCTCAAACAGAATTGCATATGGTTCTTTCAGAAAGATGTCATTGCGAATGATATCCAACTTAGAGGGATTTTTACGTTGGGTATTCAGTGCTTTGAAGAGACGTGCCTCTGCCTCTTGAACTTCTTCAAGTGTCGCATCTTCGCTGTGGTGCAGTTCAAGAGTATCGAGATCCTGATCACATTCACCGAAAATGTCCATCATCCCAGTGTGTTGTCCATCCACAACAACAATAGCACCACCAAGATGCTCCGGTCTAACAGATACCACAACTACTGTGGCAAGTTCTGGATCGTACTGCTCATATTTGATAATGGCGTTTCCACTAATCGTCCTATTCCACTTTCTTGCGGTCTGGAGTTCGGATGATTTGCGGGTGCCTTTTTTAAGTTTTTTCTTGTGCTTTTTAAGTCCCTTCTTGAATTTTCTTTTCGCATTTTCAAGTGCGGGATCATTCGCTACATCTTTAAGATAGCGAAGTTCATCCATGTTAGACATGTTTTCTCCTATTTGGTTTACGGGCGTTCTTTTAAAAACCTTTGCAGGCGAACTGGACTTCTTTCGTTGTCCGTACACTAGTTATAACATAAAAAAAGAGGGGAGTCAACCCCTCAATATACAGTATCCTCGAATTCAAATATCATTCTGAACTTATTGCCCTCCACGCCAGTAAGGTTTTTACGAATCATACTGGCATACCAGTCTTTTCCATCTTCAGTCAATAGTTGAATTGTTTGCCCAAGATGTGCAATCGATATGCCATCATTGCCAAAATCAAATGTTGATTTCG